GCCGATGGTGACGCTCGCGCGTGCGAGTCGCATTGGTCGGTCCGTGTAGCGGGGCGTGCTACAGGAACCGATCAACCCGAGAGATGATCGATCACGGCGTTGCGGATGGTTTCGAGCTCCTGCTCGGTGAATCCGAGCAGTTGACGCGCTTCATATCGGACATCGGCCTGGCCACGTTCAGGCCTGTCCTTCAGGCCGTACTGGTGGACGCGAGCCATACGGGCCACCCGGCCGAGGAATTCGACGGAGAAACCGACACCAGAGCTCTGGATCTTGAGGTAGCGGGCGGTGCGCAGCTTGGTGAACATTTTCGACTTGATACGCCCCTGCTTGCCCCGCAGCGTTTGCTTCGGCTTGCGTGGGGCAAACGCGGTGCCGTCCGGGTTGCGCTGAGCGGTGATCCGCTGTCGTTGGCTGCGGCGCAGCTCCTGGGCAAGGGTGCCCATAAACTTGCGGCGCTCGTTCGAATCGAGCCGATTCAACAGAACGGTTGCCCAGTCCTCGAGCGCACTCAGGTCCTGGCTCACGGCTGGCCCCATTGGGCGAGAAACTCGCCATCGGAAGTTGTGACCGTGACGCCGGCAACGGTGAACTGTTCGTCGTCGACAATGGGCTCGGCCGGATGGCTGACTACCAGGTTGCCGTCATCCTGTCGCTTGACGATTACCCTTTCGGTGAGCGGCAGCTTGATCGAAAGGTCGACCTTGCTGTTGTCCAGGACGTCCGCCTCGAACACGATCGCGTCCTTGCTGCGTTCAAGTTTCTCCATCAGTTCGCGCTGGTTGACCAGCACCCACGCGAACAAGGGGATGGCGACTGCATCCGGGTGGCCGGCGAAGTCGGTCAGAATCAGGTTGAGGGTGTAGACATACTCGAACGATAGACCCGGGGCCGCGGTGCTGCGCATCGTGCCGTTATCGATGAACACCAGCAGGCGATCGGGGTTGTGCTTGAGTTCGGGTATCGAGTCGAGCAGGTGTTTGCGCAGGGATTCGGGTTTGTTCATGGCTTTGCGTCCTGTTCGAGTTGGTGGCGATAGACCATGTCGACCTGGGCGGCGCATTCCGCCCACGCCGCCTCGGCACGGTCCTGATCAGTGAGCAATTCGCCGTTACTGGTTGGTTGGGTTGCCTGCAGGGTGCACGGCACCACGGCCGGACAACCACTGACGATAAGCGTCGGCGCCGGTGAGAGCGGGGCGCTCGCGCAGCCGGCGAGCAGCATCAGGCAAAGACTGGGCAGCCCAATCGCGTAGTTCGGCGTTTTCACGTTTCAGAGCCTCAATGGTGAGTTCGCGTTTTGCCAGGCCTTGGCGTAGCTGATCCTGCTGGGTGCGCAGAGTGGTTTGCGCGCTGCGCTCCTGCTCCAGGGTGGCCTGCACGGTCTTGGCGGTTGCTAGGTTGCGGTCGGCGTCTTCGCGGGCAGTTTTGGCGTCTTGCGTTGCCAGTTCTGTGTTCTTGTCGGCAACCGTGATGCGCAGCTCTTGGGTCCATATCAGCAAGGCCAAGGCACCGAGCAGTGCAACGCCGTAGAGGAACTGGCGCAAAGTACTCACGCGCGGTACCAGCCGAGTTTGTTCATATCACCCACTTCCATTTGCTGCACCGGGCCGCGAATGATGATGACTTTGCGGCTTGGCATTTGGACGTAAAGCGCATTGATCAGCAGCTCCATGTCGTGCTGATCGCTGTCCGGTGGCACCACCAGCAGATCGCCGTCCTGGACGTTTAACCGTTGTATTGCGTCGATATCGATCATGCGGCCTCCGGCATTGGGCAGCTGGAAGCGTGTCGTTGATAGGCGCGCTGCAGCTTGGTGTCGTAGAGATTGCGTTCGTAGTCGGGGCCGTTGTACCCCCGGGCGAAAGTTGCCCACTTCTTGGCCCGAAGCGCCTTCAATAGCGCCGGATCTGCCTCGAGGAAGCGCACGAACGCTTCGAACTGCTCGTTTTCGTCCTTGGCCATGCGGGTGGCGAACTCTTGCACGCTGGCATAACCCAAGCGCACCGCGTGATACCCCATGATTTGGAAACCGCCCCAACTGGCCGACTCCAGCGCACAGGTCTCGTCGATCAGCTTGGCATTGGCCAGGCGCTGATGTTCGGCCGTGCCACCGACGTATCCACCGGGGCGCGGGTTAACCAGGTTGGGCTGGGTGGCCGCGAGTTCGTCGGCATGGACCTGGAGTTCAGCACCGTCATCATCTGGGTGGCGGGGCTTGGCGAGCTGGCGGTACATGACGTGCCGCTCGTAGAGGATCTTGGGCTTACCGTTACCGAGGAAGCCCGAGCCCAGGCTTTCCACTTCGTTCACCGCGAGAATGGCTGCCAGTTCGATGCCGAGCCGCGCTGCAGCAGTTGCCAGCGTGGAGTGGCGCAACAGGCAGGAACAATCTTCACCGGCCAATGCGGCGAGGGTCTTGGGGCCGGCGATGCCGTCACTGACCAGTCCGACTTTGGATTGATAGTTGCGCACCGCGATTTCGGTGGCGTCGCCGAAATGACCGTCTACATAGAGGCCGGCGCCTGTTTGGTTGAGGCGTTGCTGCAGCACGCGAACATCCTGGCTGCGGTCGCCATGACGAAGGGTTGTCATACCTGCTCCACCTTGCGCTTGAAGAATTGGTTGGCCAGGGCGCGGGTGCCCTCGACACCGAGCAGTCCGATGACCCCGCCGAAGAATGGTGCCGTCGTCGCCGGGATTCCCAGCAAGGACAGGCCGTGACTGCAAGCCAGGGCGAGTGCGCCACACAACGGGGCTTCCAACGCCACGCGGCGCAGGGTGCCGCCGCCGTACATGATCCGCAGGGCAGCGATAATGGCGGCGAGTCCACCGGAGTAGATGGCGGGCCAGTTTTGTTCGAGCCAGGCCGCGAGCCAGGCCCATGTGTCCGGTTTGTCAGGCATGCGCATAATTCCGCTGTCCGAAGGTGGAGGTAGAAAGCTTGTCGGTGCCCAAGTGGCGGGCGATTTGAATCAGTCCCACAGGTTCACCATCTGGCGCTGCTCGGCTTGTGGCGGTGCCTCGGGCAGTTGCACCAGGGCGCCGTGCGGCAGGATCGTTCCGTAGTCGGCCAGCCCGGGGTTCGCCTCGAGCACGGCTTCGGTGACGCCCGCCGTGCGCCCATAGATCCGCCAGCAAATGGCGTCGACCGTGTCGCCCTGGTTGGCACGCACGTTGGTCGCCATCAGGCGTGTTCCTTGAGGTCCGGGCTGATCGGGTCGGCGTACACAAACTCCCCATCAGGTGAAACCAATGCACCAGGTGAAATACCTGTTTCCGGGATGCGGCAAACCGCCAAACCCAGCGGGTGCATGATTTCCCGGTTGATTCGCTCGAGCAGGCCCAGGCGGCTGATTTCGTTCCAGTCGATTCGTTTGCAATCAATCATCAGAGCAGCTCCACGGTGGCACGCGAGATACCGCTCAGATCGCGCATCGCCCAGCGCGCATCGCGGCGGTATTCGTCAACGCTGGGGGTGAGTTCGTCGGCATTGCTGTTGCCGTCGTTGGTGCTGTCGTAACTGCGGTACCGTTCGGCCAGCTCGGCACCGGCGGTGCAGTAAACGGCGCGCAGGTACAAGTGCACTGGACGCTTCATGTTCTGGATCAATGGCCCGGGAACGGCGTCTAGGCTGGTGTGACCAAGTGCGCGTTGGGCAGTTTGGTAGTCGCCCAGGTCGCGGTTAACGCTGAGGATTGCATTGACCAGGGCAACCTCGAGGCGCATGGCACTGATGCTGGCGTCGAGACGCAGAGCGGCGCGCACGCTTTCACCATCGAGATCAGGCCACCAACCGTCATTGCTGATCGGATGGGGCTCGCTCTCGCTGGGAGTGGTGCCGTTCGCAATAAAGCCGCTCATGTTCTGGCTCCTGGCCAATCAATGCTTCGAATAGGTCGGCGGTGGTCGGGACTTCACAGCAAGGAAAGGAGAAAACCCGCTGATTCGTCCCGAGCCGCCGGGGTTGCGTGGGAACGCTCGGTTAGCTGGCAGGACCAGCGTGTTTTTTCAGGAGGCGATCAACGCGCTCCAGATCCTTTTTGCCGCCGCAGGAGGTGTGCAGCGCAATCGCGCGGGTGAGGTTTCCCCTCGCTGATCTGAGCGTCTCCATTTGCTCGGCAGTCGGAGTTTCATCCGTCACTTGTGCAGCCAATGCGCGGCCGATGGCCAGATGCAACTTGGCGCGGGCTTCATCCGGCATGTCCCGCTCCCGCGTCAGCTCCTCGGTGTCGAGCAGGGTTTGCAGGTCGAACTCGCCGCCGGCTTTCTGTGCCTTGAGGGCAGCCTCGGCCACCTCTTCGGCGATCAGGCAGCCGGTGCTGCGTGCAAAACGGTCGGGCATGATCAGGTTATGTTTGAGCACGTAGCCCGCGATCTTCAAGGCATGGGGAAATGCACCGGCATCGATCGCCCAGACCATAAGGGTGGTCATCACTTCATCCTGAGCGCCGTTGCCGCCGGCCAGGACACCCTCGATGTAGGGCTCGTAAGTCGGCAACAGCTGAATCTTGAGCGCGGCCTTGCGCTCATTGCCTTCAATGTTCTTCAAGCGCAGCCGGTCCTGCAGCAGCTGGGCCAGTTGAAGCTCATAGGCCGTGGCACCGGCCATGCTGGTCAAGGGGGATGCGGCGGCAGCCTCCAGCTCCGCGAGAACGCGGAGCCGGTGGCGCTGAGCGAGTGAAAGCGCCATGGCTTATGCCTCTTCGATATTCTCGACCACGGCACCCAGACCGAAGTCCTCGATGACGTAGGCGTCGTTGGAAGACTGGTAGTCCGCAATGCGATCCCACTCTGGCTCGTCCTTGATATGACGGCGGCGGGCGCTGATCTGCCAGTAGATCGACAGGTTCTTCAGGGTGGTGACCATGATCGCCTTGTCCAGGAAGAACGGGGCATCTTCGATCGGCAGGCCACCGAGACGAGCCTTGGCGATGATCTGGGACGCCGCCAGTTCGTTCTCGTTGTCCGAGGCCCCTTCGATGTTGGCCAGGAACTTGGCGTGCAGCAGGCTGCGGTCGACCAGGACAACCAGGTCCGGACGCTTGCGGTGCCATGGGTCCAGCAACTGGATGGCGTCATAGACCAGGCCATCAAGTGTCTTGTAGTCGCCGCCGGCACCGATCGTGACCTTGCCCGCGACCGCGCCTTCGCTCATCACGCGTTCCGGCGCATTGGTGCGGTACTTCTGAATCCAGCCGACGTTGACATCCTGCAGCAACGGGTTGGTCGCGCGGTTGGTGTCGGCAGCCGCACTGGTGCCGTTGAAACCAATCATGATGCGATCGAGCGACTGGCGTTCAACGATGGCGCCCGACAGGCGTGCCTGGAAATCCTGAAACTTGGCCCACGCATCGAGCAGGGCATAGGGGATGGCGGTGTCGAAGTCGGTCTTTTTGCAGCTGTAAGTGTCCTTGTTCAAGGAACTCACATCACGCGGCGTACGGGCCTTCTGGTTGGTGTCAGTACGGCCAGCGATGGAGCTGCCGACTCCGAGAACAATGGCTTCGCCGTCCTTTTCGTCCACGCCGATGACGTTGATTTTTTTCAGGAAGTCGCTGGCCTCCTGAATGGCAGTTTCCAGTTTTTGTTGCACCGAAGGGGTGACGGTGAAGGACTCCGCCGCCGAGCTGACGCCGTTGAGTTTGGCGACTTGTTGCAGAAGGCCGGTGTAGGCCTGGCGAGTTTCATTACGCATAGGGTTCTCCGAAGAAAGGCTGGGGTCAGAACTGGGTCAGCACTTGGTTTTCGCCACCGGTGACCGGCGGGCGATGCTGTTGGCTGTGATCAGCGGTTTTGCCGAGCTTGACCTCGAGGTCTGCAAACTTCGTTGCCAGCGCATCGTGT